CTTGGGGAATACATGGTATGAGAGATATCAATATGCTTAGACCAATAACAGAAGAATATATCAAACCAAGTGTTGGTACAATGTTATTATTTCCATCATGGCTAAGACATGGTGTAATGCCATTCTTTGGAGAGGGTGAAAGAAGAACTTTTTCTGCAAATATGAATGTAGTACCAGAAAGTAAAATTACTGGCGACCATTACAGAAAACATACACCAGAGGGATAAGATTATGGAATCAGAAATTAAATTACAGACCCATGCAATAAATCTTATGCATATGATGACTGGCATACTTCCACAAAATGCTGTAGATGAAATTAACAAGTATATTGATGGTATTACTATAAAAGAAAATAAAGATTCTTCACCTAATCTTGTCGGTCAAATTAATCGAGATAAAAAATCTTCACAGTTAGATTTTGATTTAAAATCACCGTATGGTCAAAATTTTAAAAGAATGTTAGATGGGTGTGCCACATCACTTTTAACAGAGGGTTATAAACGAAAAGCAAAAGCTGATGCTATCGAATGTTGGACTGTACATAGTTATGCTGGAGATTACAATCCATTTCATAGTCATGGCACTCTTACACCTGCTGGATTATCTTGTATAATATACCTAAAAGTTCCAGACTGTATCAAAGAAAAACCAGAAGTGCCCACATTAAATGGTGCATCTGGTGATTGTGATGGTTTTACACAACTTATCTGGGGTACAGCTACAACTCTTGATATGTATTCTTTAAAAAATTCAGGGCAAGAAATGATTAAACCAGAAGTTGGAAAAATGCTTATATTTCCAAAATGGTTAAATCACCAAGTATGGCCATTCTTTGGAGAGGGTGAACGTAGAACATTATCTGCAAATTTTAATGTTTATTACAGTAAAGAAGAATCTAAAAACTATGGTTTAGATGGCTTCGATTACGAAGAACCAAAAGAGGAACACACACTTAATGACAATTGAATATAAATTTGGTGAAGATAAAACTTTAAAAGAATTAGAAAAATACATTGACTCAACCTATGATATGCATTATAGTAAGAGTAAGTTCCAAGCAACTGAGTTTATCATAGATGCTGGACATGGTGAAGGATTTTGTATCGGTAATATATTAAAGTATGCTCAACGATACGGAAAGAAGAATGGTAAGAATAGGGCTGACTTACTAAAAGTGATACATTATGCTATAATAGCATTAAATTTAAATAATGGAGAAAGTGATGAAACTAAGTAGTAATACAATATCAGTATTAAAAAATTATGCGTCTATTAATCAAAATCTAGTGATTAAAGAAGGCAAAGAAATAACAACAATGTCTGCAATGAAAAACATTGTAGCAAGAGCAGAGGTAGAAGAAGAATTTCCACAAGAGGTTGCAATCTATGACCTTAATGAATTCTTATCTGCACTATCTTTATTTAAGAGTCCAAATCTTCAATTTCAAGATACTTATGTAAATATTACAGAGGAAAACAATCCTAAGACTTCTCTTAAATATTTTTATTCAGACCCAAGTGTTGTAACAACACCAAGTAAAATGATTACCATGCCAAGTAATGAGGTAACATTTACTTTAGAAAGTGCAACATTATCCAACATAACTAAAGCAGCTGCAGTAATTGGTTCTGCTGATTTAGTGTTAGAAAATTCTAGTGGTACTCCATCTTTAACTGTAAAAGATAAAAAGAATGATACTGCAAATAGTTATTCTATGGGTGTTGAAACAAAGGGTGAAGGTAACTTCAGTTTCTTCTTCAAAGTAGAAAACCTAAAACTTATAGACGGTAAGTATAATGTTGAGGTTTCATCTAAAAACATTTCACACATGAAAAATCAAAGCACTCCGATTGAGTATTGGATTGCACTTGAGCCTGAATCAAACTATTCAGTTTAATCTAGGAGTTATATTATGGAAGAATTCTTGTGGGTGGAGAAATACCGTCCAAACAACATAGGTGATTGCGTATTACCTATCGAACTAAAAACAACCTTTACAGAATTTATCAGAGAAAAAAGTATACCAAATTTAATTCTATCTGGCGGGCCAGGTGTAGGTAAAACTACAGCTGCAAAAGCAATGTTAGAAAAAATTGGTGCAACTTCTATGATGATAAATGGTTCTGAGGAGTCTGGTATAGATGTACTAAGAACCAAGATTAAGAACTTTGCTTCTACTGTTTCCTTAGAAGGAACTGGTAGAAAGTATATTATCCTTGATGAGGCAGATTATCTAAATCCACAATCTACTCAACCAGCCCTTCGTGGGTTCATGGAAGAGTTTAGTAACAACTGTGGATTTATTCTTACTTGTAATTACAAAAATCGTTTAATACCACCATTACACAGTCGTTGTAGTGTTATAGATTTCACTATGCCTAATGATGAAAAACCAAGACTTGCTGGTAATTTCTTTGAAAGAGTTAAAACTATTCTAGAGAAAGAAAATATTAAGTATGATGTAAAGGTTGTGGCAGAACTAATCAATAAATACTTTCCAGACTGGAGAAGGGTTTTAAATGAACTCCAGAGATATTCTGCATCTGGTAAAATTGATGCTGGAATACTCGTAAACATATCAGAGGTAAATATAAATGAACTTATGCAAGCTCTTAAAGCAAAAGAGTTCACGGTTGTTAGAAAGTGGATTGTTCATAATCTTGATAATGACCCAACTCGTATTTTTCGTCTTATTTATGACAATCTATATGATAACGTGGACGCTTCTACTATTCCCCATGCTGTTATCATCTTGGCTGAATACGCATACAAATCAGCGTTTGTAGCAGACCAAGAGATTAATATGTTGGCATGTCTTACAGAAATCATGGGACAGGTAAAATTTAAATGATAGAGGTACATGATAACGCATTAGAGTCTCATGTTGCAGAACTCATTGATATGCAACTAAGAGATGTATCTTGGAAGTATAACTATGACTCTGTAAAGAATGGTGTGAACAAACATTGGCATGTATTCTGTGGACATAATACAGATGATTGTTATGATAATGGTTATGATTATCTTATTGCTATCTGGAATGTAATTAAGAAACATAAACCAGAACTTGATATGGAAAGGGTGTATCTAAATGCCCATACACATGGAATTGAACCACACAGACATATAGATGATGGTGATTATACTATTATTTATTATCCTCGGCTAGATTGGAAAACAGAATGGGGTGGTGGTACTTTTGTAAATGACAAATTTATTGAATATAAAGGGAATAGACTAATACTATTTACAGCATCTATGCCACATCAAGCCCAATCAGTTTCAAGACAATGTTATGAATTAAGAACATGTGTCGTATTTAAAACAAATGTAAAGAAAGATTAATTATGTATGAATTGAAAGAATATTTAAATGCAGTTAATCACACTAAAGAACCTCTTATGGATACTGAAGATGAGGTTTGGGAGAAGAAGTATCCACCTTTTATTGTGAATAAATGTATTGCACCGTTTCAAGATACAATCATGCTTGTAAACGAAATGAACCGACTCCACCACCTAGATAAGAAGTTACAGTTTGACTTTTTACTAAATAGTATCAGAACAAGGAAAAGATTTGCGCCTTGGATGAAAGCGAATAAAATAAGTAATTTAGAGTATGTTAAAGAGTTTTATGGATACAGTAATGCAAAGGCAAAGTCTGCTCTTACCATACTCACTAGTGAACAGATAAAACAGATAAAGGCTAGTTTGAACAAAGGTGGAAAAAATGGAAAGCATTAATTGGACACAGGAGCAGATGTTAGAAGTCACTCTGAAAGAACCAGATGACTTCTTAAAGGTAAGAGAAACTCTTTCTCGTATCGGTGTAGCTTCTAGAAAAGAAAGAACATTATATCAATCATGTCATATCTTGCATAAGCAAGGTAGATACTTTATTGTGCATTTTAAAGAACTATTCGCACTTGACGGTAAAGACACAAACCTATCAGAAAATGATATCGCAAGACGAAATACAATTGCAAATCTTTTAAACGATTGGGGACTAATTGAAGTAAAGGGTAGCGTAGAACCTATGGCTCCTTTAAGTCAAATTAAGATACTCTCATTTCGTGAGAAAGATGAATGGACATTAGAAACAAAATATAATATCGGTAAGAAAAAAGAAGACTAATGGGAAAGTTTGCTGAATTTCTAAAAGAACAAGATAACGAAAAACCTTATAAGTTATTAATTGTTTCACATGATGACCCTCTTGACCCAAATGAAACAGCTCCACTTGTTCGTAAAAAAGCAAGTGAATTGGGTTTAAAAGTTTATCTTGCAGAATTTATGGGTGCATACATGGAAGATGATGGTGATGGCAAACTGTTTTATT